GGTCCCCTTCTGGGGATCGAGCTTACGCCAGAAACTGTCTGGAACGCTAGTCCTTGGACTTGGGCTGTCGACTGGTTTTCCAATGCGGGAGATGTCATTTCGAATCTCTCGGACTGGGCCGTCGACGGTTTGGTGTTGAAGTGGGGTTACATCATGGAACATACGTTCCAAGAAGTAACCTACTCTCTGGACAGGCCCTGTAGGTATAAACCTTACGGTTCCTGTTTCGCCTCACCCGTTACCGCTTATATCGAAACTAAGCGGAGGGAAAAGGCAACACCATTTGGGTTCGAGGTAACCTGGAATGGGTTATCTCCTCGCCAATTGGCCATTTCAGCTGCTCTGGGTATTACCAGAGTGTTCTGAAGATGACCTGCCCTATGTTGAGCCAAGGGGCTCGACATAAAACCTCGAGTCCTAGGAGTGATGCCAATGGCATTCACAGATCCACAGACCGTCACAATCTCTGCTGTGACGACCTCCCTCCCCCGTATTAGTACGGAGGGAGACGAGACCGTCTATCAGAGTGCGGATGGCCTGATTCAGATGCTTGCTTCTCACGATAGTGGGAAGCGTTTAAGGCATCTGCTCAGGATCAACCACTCGAAGCTGACGGCAGATCCGTTTATTCCGGCGGAGAATGTCAAAGTGTCGATGTCTTGTTACATCGTCTTTGACGTTCCTCCAGTCGGTTATACGGCTGCCGAGCAACTTGCTGTGTATACTGGGTTTAAGACCCAGTTCGCGGCCAGCTCCGATGCGCTCATCACCAAATTGATTGCTGGTGAGTCGTAAAGGAACCGCTGCTCGGATCAAAGTTTCCTTACCCCTTTCTGTTACGAAAGAAGGTTCGGATCCAATTGTTCCTGACCAGCGTGGGGCTGAGGATGTAGAAGGCCAAGAAGGTCTCGTCTTTCACCTTGAAGTAGGATATAAAGTCCTGCTCTTGGTGTCCGCCTTGATCTTTCAAGCCCTATACGCTTACGCAGACAGTATAGCCAAGATATTTGGCTATTACCCGTCTTCGTAAATTCCTCATCTGGGAAGTGCCATGAAGGCATTTCTCTCCTTGTGGTGACTATTCCCTTCAATAAGACTCGGGTGAGTCTTGGGGTGCCCCATTCGTGGGGTGCCCCGGGAATAGAAGTGATATGACATTGGCTAAGGAAAGTCAACCTCTGTTAGGAGGTGCTTTGAAAAGCCTGATGTCACTCTGGTCCAAGATGGCTGAAGATTCGGCCATCTTATGCTGCACTAGCGCCACCCTTGACATTAATACCGTCAAGAGGCGTGTCAAACATGAGGGGTTATCGTTTTTGACGATAACCCTACCAGACCTTGGAAAAGCCACCCAAAAGTGGATGGACCAAGGCCAGGTCGGGCTACATTCTTGTTTCCCTGCCAAGGGAGGTAAGAATGGTAGTCACCCCCGATTTCTCGGAGGTTTCTACTCCCGTGTGTTTGACCCGGCAAGTGGCCTGTTGCTCGATGATCCGTGCATTGCGTCAATTCATGCTATTCGTCAACTTACGTTGACGTTTGGCAAGATTTCTCTTCCTTGCAGTGATGCAAGGACGAGAAAAGCGATGCGCGGGTACATTGAGTGTGAGCAGGATGTACGTCAGACGGACTCCAAACTCAGTGAGAGAGATCTCTCTGAGTTTGAATCTATGTCCGCTCTGCTGTTTAGTGAGTTGTTCACCCAAATGGACAGAGATGTCTATTATGGACAACTTCTCCCTAAACATGGTCCCGGTATTACCGCCGACGGCCTTTCCAGTAATGGAAAGTATCGCCAGCGTACCTGGACCCGACGCCTAGATAGGGTATTTCCCCTAGACAGGTACCTCATCCCAAATCATCATTTTACTGATGACCTAAGTGAGGTAGACATCCTCGAACCCGAGATGGAGATACCTGTGAAGGTTATCCCCGTCCCTAAAACGTTGAAAACACCAAGGATAATCGCAGTGGAGCCTACATGTATTCAATACATGCAACAGGCTTTACTGCGAAGTTTCCTTGCAGCCCACGATAGGGATGAACTCCTACGTGGACTTATCGGTTTTGATGATCAGACTCCTAATCAGGAGCTTGCTCGTCAAGGCTCGGCTGATGGCCGAACCGCAACACTCGACTTGAGTGATGCTTCCGATCGTGTTTCCAATCAGCTCGTCAGACGGATGGTTGAACGATGGCCTCATTTGACAGAGGCCCTCGATGCCACACGTTCACGGCGGGCTGAGGTACCTGGCCACGGAATTATTCGTTTGGCCAAGTACGCGTCTATGGGTTCAGCGCTCTGTTTTCCAGTGGAGGCCATGGTCTTTACGACCTTGATCTTCTTAGGAATTCAGAAGTCGCTCAACAGGACGCTAACCAAGAAAGACTTGAAGTCTTTTCTTGGTGCGGTGCGTGTCTACGGAGATGATTTGATTGTCCCCGTAGATCATGTGCATACCATTGTACAGACACTTGAACTTTTTGGAGCTCAAGTTGGTCTGGACAAGTCTTTCTGGACCGGAAGGTTCAGAGAGTCTTGTGGCCGGGAATACTTTAATGGACAGGACGTGTCAATAGTCCGTGTCCGGCAAGCGTTACCCGACACAATGGCAGACGCAACAGGTGTGATTGCAACGGTTGCTCTCAGGAACCAACTATATCTTGGTTGGTATCCTTTGACCGTCCGTTATCTGGATAAGCTACTTAAAGGAATGTTGAAACATTTCCCGACAGTAGCACCAGACTCACCTGTGCTAGGCAGGGTTTCACGCCTTCACGATTACGATTGTGAACGCATGCACCCAAGCCTTTTTAGCCCTCAAGTTCGGGGCTATGTTGTTGAGGCCAAAGCCCCGAGTGATCAGCTC